GCACTCCTATACCCTGACTGGGGGTAAAGGCGTCCCTAAGGCACTAAGGGACGGGATAGCAGACTACAGTAAGGAAGACGATTTCGAATTCCTCTCTGCAGATCTGTCAGCGGCTTCTGACTATATTCACCACGACCTGGCACGGGCGGTGTGGTGGGGTATTGTACAAGCGACCAGAGACATTAAAGACATGGATGACTACATTTCTGTGGGCATGGCATGTATTGGAACACAACAGACGGAAATCGCCGGCCGTGTTGTAAAGACAAGTCGTGGCATCCTCATGGGACTGCCATTGACCTGGCCTATATTGTCTCTGATCCAAGAATTTTGCGCTTGGCGGGCCTTAAGTAAGGTCAACCAATCCAGTGCTATAAAGAGGATCCCCGTTGCGATATGCGGGGACGATTTGGTTGCGGCCTGGACTCGACGTCACACACATGTGTATCACGAAGAGCTCCTGGCGGTGGGGCTAGTGGCGAACAAAGCCAAAGAGTACCGAAGTACTCGAGGTGCCGTGTTCGTCGAAAAGCTGTTTAGACTCAGAGAGTGTACAATTACGGAGAAGATTCCGTTGAAGTCACTACGAAAGGAGACAAACAATCTTTGGGAATGGATAAAGGTTCGGTTACCTAAATCTGCATCCGTGAAGCGGAAATTCCGCTTCTTCAAAGTCCACCAGGTCCAGAGGCCGCTCCTAAGCGCGGTTGTGCAAGCCAAGAGATCGGCTCGCAACAGCTCAGGAAAACGAAACAACCAAGACGTTCCGCAGCATTTCACGTTGGGTCCATGCATATCTGATGAATCAGACAAATGCAGTGAACCTTGGAGAAAAGCCGCACTGATGAAATTCACCAGGCAAATTCATGCCCGGTTAATCCACAGTATGGAAAACTCGGGGGTTCCTCTTTATTTCCCACAATCCTTGGGCGGTTGGGGCTTCCCTGGTAAACAGGGGGCACCTCTCGCCTTCCGGAAAGCCGCTGCCGTTAGTGTGACCGGTAACACGGAGCTTGTCAAAAGATTCTCGAATATCTTTCTTACAAGCTGCGCGCCGAATAGGTTACGCAAACGGCTTAAGGCCGCTCTCAAGTCGATAAGAGAGTGGCCAGAGCGGTTCGACTCGACCGATAAGGTGCAGAGTAAACCAGTGCGGGATCTCCAAGGAGAGTTTGTGTCTAGGACACTTGCTTTCCATGCTGGAGACCCCACAGTGAGTAAACTCGCATCAAAACGGTACGCGTCAGTGGGAAGTACTGCCAAACGAATCAGAGACACTGTGTACAAGTTGGAAAAGATGTGGAAATCGGTGAAGCCAATTAAGGCCACCAATGCCATCACTCTTGCAACTCGATTCGACAACAGGAGGGTAGATGGACGTTACATCGACCAGCTCCTAATGATGAATGGTGTCTTTGATTCAATGATCAAAGGGTACATAAATGCGCAAGAAATTGATTTTGCCCTAGATTACGACATGGCTGTCACGGTTGGCTGGGATGCCAACACAGGACAGGAAGTCAAAGACATCCTAACGGATTCACAGGTGGACGCTCTCAATGAAACACTTGATGAGGTGGAGAAAAACTCTCAGCCAAAACAAGTGCCCCAGGAGGAACCATCGACCGAAAACCGCAAGGGTGTCAGACAACGAGATCTGGAGTTGTATACAAGATACGTGGCGCTTCTACGTACGAAACCGCGTGCAATTCCTGACTCCCGTCTAAAAACAATCTTTGAGATTGCGACTGGGCTACTAGAGCCCCAGTCTATCAGACAGGTAGAGAATGCGAAATGGCGAAACGGTCTTCCACAGAGACTTAAGTCATGGATTAAGCAATTTGTACTCCTAGTACGGGTCAAGAAACTCACTGAAAGTGAGCAACTTGCCATGTTCGGAGACATCGTTACCCCCAATTAAGGGGGAA